TGTTCTACAAAAATAGACTTGCATTCATTAGCAATATCCATATGTTCTTTCTGGGTTCCATGCCCTGAACGTAGATTAATATAATGAATCCAAGAACGTGCTGAACCAGACATGTAGATTCTGGTAGGAGTGGCAAGAGGCAATACAAATCTTGCACATTCTTTTGCCACACCTTTCTCTAACATTTGATTATACAATGATAATGAAGAACTGAAAAGAGTATTCATTTGTTTATTCAATTTCTCTATCACTTCATCATCTAAGTCATCAATACTATTCTGTCTATTCTTAGTGTCTTGTCTTCTAAGTTCTGGTAATTCAATCTCACCTAAGAGATTACTATCAGCATACCTTTGAGAGAACTCTTGGTAAGTAAAACTTCTATGCCTTAATATTTGCGCAGCAATACCTCTTGTAGTTTCTATCTCAAGAGTCATAAAGGCTTGCTCAAAGATACTCCAATGACCATGCTTAATGCAGTACTTTAATAGTCCAGCAAAGTTTTCATTGTTTTGATTCTTTGGGTTACTTACTCTAGCAACATAAGCAATATGTTTCTCAGCATCAGGTGTTACTGAGATCAGATTCACTTTTTTCTTTGTCATGTTTTCTTCGTTTCTCCTCTTTTCTGATCATTTTAGCATAGTAAATATCCTTTTCTGTATACCAATCAGGATGTTTCTTTGCTCTTTTTAACAACTTTTTAGCCGCTTTCTTGTCTCGCATGTTTGCTGAAGTATGCATGAAAGTAATCGGTTATACCAGCAGAGATCTTATGTCCTTTGGAAACCCATTCATCAGCACACTCATAAATGTCCTTGAGTGAGTATTTAGACTCAAGAGGATTTATATCTCCATACTTATGGAGAAGAATCTTCAAACAATCTGCTCTAAGTTTAAGTTCAGCATCAGTTAAATCAGCCATCATCATCCTCAAAAACTTCATCATAACTTGTAGGTGAAGAAGAAAATGCTAGTTCTGGATTAGTATTCGTGTAGGCTTCTACATCAGAATAAACTTCAGATTCTATTTCATTTACTATATTCTTCAGGTCAAATAATAAGACCTTAAGTTTTCCCTTATCCATAATTTTTATATGGTATTTATCAATATTACATAAAAAAAGAGGAGCCGTCAAGCTCCTCTTTCTTTTTTCTGATAAATCAGCTTAGCTGCAAGGAATTGCCTTACTTCTAACTTTGATTCCACGATACATTAGATCATGGTTTCTATGCTGATTGTGCTCTTGGATGAGCATTTCTCTGTACTCTTCAGTGTCATAAGAGACACCACGGTAAGTAACTTGTGCCATTGGCTTTCTCCAAAGTAGTAGGGATTTTTGCCCCGTTCCTTCAGTCGGCTTTTGCGTCCCAACATCCTTCTGTTTCTTCTTTCACAATCTGAATCATTTCAGCTTTAACTTCATCTTCGACTTTATATGATTTCATCTTATCGACTAAATCATGAGCCTCAGAGCAAGTAAAAGAAGTGGCAATAAGAAAAGGGATCATGGGATGAACGTATCCGTTCCGAGTCGGCTTACTTGCGACCTCTAATGAGGTTGAACGATGTGTTGATTATAACACAGTTATACTATATATGCAAGTTTGTAATTATTTGTTACATTTTTCTACTTGACCTATCACCCATGACTCTAATCCATGTCCATGTATTCTTAATTGAACATCAGTTACAACTTCTTCTGGAACCACTAAGCAATATCCAATACCCATATTAAATACTTTTCTCATCTCTTCCTCTGTAATATCACCTAAATCTTTTACCTTCTGAAAAATCTTTGGTCTTTCCCAAGAATGATAATCAACTCTTGCTTCTAGACCATCAGGTATACATCTTGGAAGATTACCTACTATACCACCACCAGTTATATGTGACATACCAAGAATTGGATAGTCTTTTAATAGACTTGAAACCACACCTGTATAGATTGTAGTAGGTGTAATTAGTTCTGGAGTAGGACTTGGATCTTTAATTTTACCACCACCCCATGCTTCCTCATAACCTTGATTATAAAAAATCTTATGTCTCCATAACATATCATTAATCAAAGTATAGCCATTACTATGCAACCCACTACTTTCTATACCAATAACTACATCTCCTTCTTTAATTAAAGTACCATCTATTATTTCATTCTTCTCTACAATACCTGTACAAAAACCAGCAAGATCATACTCTCTCTGTCTAAAATGCTCTGCTGTTTCTCCACCTATTAATTCTACACCTGCTAGTTCACATCCCTTAAGGATACCAACCATAATGTCAGCAACATTATCATCTATCTTCTGAGTAGAAACATAATCCAAAAAGTATAATGGTTTAGCACCACAAGTGATTATATCATTTACGCACATAGCAACTAAATCTATACCAATGGTAGTATAGTCACCAGCAACTCTTGCTATGTTTATCTTAGTGCCTACACCATCAGTGCCAGAGACTAAAACAGGTTCCTCATAACCTGAAGGAACCTTAAACATACCACCAAATCCACCAATGGTTGGTGCTTTCTTTTTCAATTCATCTACAAAAGCATTACCTGCTTCTATATCAACTCCAGAGTCTTTATAATTCATATTCATGAGGGACATAATCAGGACATAATAAAGCTCCTGCTAATGCTCTAGCAGAAGCATTCTTTTCACACAATTTATTCATCCAGATTCTTTCTTTCAATGAAACTGGTACACCATCTGTTGTAATCATCCTGCAACAGATGTCTGTTAACTCTAAACGATACTTAGTACTTAACATCATTTTAATGGCTTACCATTTTTATCTAGTAAACCTAATTTCTTAATCTGACCAAAGTTTGACTTTTGTTTCTTTTTAATCTTCTTATATTCTTTAAGAAGTTTATCAACTTCATCTTGAGGTATATTAACCTTTAACTCTTCACCTTCAAAACCTTTACCATTCTCATCAACATACTGGTTAATAACCTCTTGAATCTCATCTCTTATAATATCGTTTACTTGATCTTTAAGGTCTCTTTTCATCTAACTGCTCTGTCACCCCATACAATATCAGGGAATGCCTGTGCAACAATTTCCTGATTCAGTTTAGGATACTTACGTGCTAACATCTTATCCTTCACAAGACAAAGTATCTCTGCCTCATCTGGATGAAGACCTTCAAGCATTTGAATAAACATAGTCTCTCTACGAATTGATGAGAGAGTATCATTACCACCCTTAACAAAATTATAAAGATTCTTCCACTCTCTACGCAAAGTAGTATGATCTGTGCCTATAGGAACATCATTCTTTTCATAAGGAACATCTCCATCTGGAACAACAGAAACTATACTATCATCAAAATTCCATATCAATATAGCAGTTAAAGCATCATTACGATACTCTTTCAATATTTCAATTCTATCATCAATTCTTCTTTGTTTATTTGCTAGATCTAAAATCTCTTGCACAAAAGGATTAGGTGGTAACTTAGTTGTAGATTTAGATGTAGTTTTCTTTACTCTAGGTGTTACTTTCTTTGTCTTAGGTGCTGGTTGACGAGTGCCATACTCTGAATCCATCACCACTCCATCTGTTGATCCATCACTTAACCCCAATGCAGATGAAGTAACTGTTGATTTAGCCATAGTTATAGTCTTTTATAAAATCAGTGTAGAATATTTAGTAGGAAAAGTCAAGGTATTAATCTTCCTCAACATCTTCAGGAGTGTTCTCAAATCTCACAGCCACAATTTCATCAGGTAATAGATTCCCATTTTGATCATACATTTCTGGATGAGTGTATGAATATTGAGGAGTAGTTTCATATGAATGTTGTCTTGCCATCCATCCTATCACTCCACCAACTAGCAATGATAGAAATGATACAACAGTTGTAATAGTCAAAGTTACTATTAAAGTTTCCATTACTTTTCTCCTTGGGATTTCTTTTTTCTGAAGTCCAAGTGAAATTCAAAGTAAAAATGTATCTCTCTATTTAAAAAGGAGAGTACATTACCAAATTTCACCTGAAAGGTTTTGGGTGTGGGAATTCTTCTCCTTTTGTTTCTTAACAATAACTCAACTCCCCTATTCATTTTAGGGGGTAAGTTACTTTTGTTTTTATTTAGAGGTTTTTTTTCTCCTGCCTGGTCTTTTGTCACGACTGTATCTCCATGCATCTTCAAGAATTTTATAAAGATAATCTTTTATCTTTCTTGCTTGTGGTTTAGGGATGTGATGATAACCCTCCCTAATCTGTTTATGTTCATTGTCAGTCCCTCCTTTAATATACTCTTCTAATTCTAACACAACATCACTAATTTCTGAAGCAGTTGAACTCCTAATGAATTCATCCACTTCACTCTTGAGAATCTTCTTGACCTTTAGATATTGATAGAAGTCAATAACAAACTTCCCTTCA